TGTTTGCGAAGAATGCGGGGGTAAGAATTCTAAGGCTCTATACCTTAAAGATTGTGGTGGTCAATACACATACTGCTACAAGTGTAATAAACGTACTGTTTTGCGTACGTCCGACCCTTTGGTCAATTTACTAACGGGAGGCAAGGACAATGAGTTTAACACTAGAGGCTAACGCCCAAAATCAACAAGAAAGCGAGAAGCTGCACCACATACCTTGTGAAGCTTGTGGCTCCAGAGATAATGCCGCTGTGTATACGGACGGCCATACATACTGCTTCGGATGTCGAAACATTCAACACGGCGATGAAGACGGTTTAATTATCCAGGCACAAGCGCCCAAGCGATCTCAAGATTTAATTGACGGGTACTACACCACACTATCGAAGCGTGGGATATCTGAAGAGACCTGTCGTAAATTCGATTATCAGGTAACTGACAACCACAAAGGAAGGCCACACCACATTGCCAACTATCGGGATGCGGATGGCGTAGTGATCGCACAGAAAGTTCGAGATGCCGATAAGAACTTTAGTATCTTAGGTGATGCAAAGAGTATGACCCTGTTTGGGCAGCACTTGTGGAATGGTGGTCGGAAATTAGTGATCACCGAAGGCGAAATCGATTGCCTTTCTGTCTCCCAGATTCAAGGTAACAAATGGCCGACAGTCAGCCTTGGTGGGGGTGCATCCAGTGGTAAGAAAGCATTGATAGCCGCTTGGGACTGGCTACTGGCCTTTGACGAAATTATCTTAATGTTTGACCAAGATGCTAGTGGTCAGAAAGCGGCCATTGAGTGCGCTGAGTCATTGCCTATTGGCAAGGTCAAGATAGCCAAGCTACCACACAAGGACGCTAACGAGTGCCTACAAAAGGGTGATGGTAAAGCGATCATTGACGCTATCTGGAGAGCAAAAGATTGGAGACCAGACGGCATCGTTTCAAGCGATGACTTTAGGGATATCATAGGAAAGTCAGATTCAAAAAGCACCGTGGCCTACCCGTACAAACGACTCAATGAGATGACTCGCGGTATACGCACTGGCCTTGTGACTATCTGTGCAGGATCGGGTGTGGGCAAAAGTACTTTTATTCGCGAGGTTGCTTATGCGCTTCACCGTAGTGGTCAGACAGTAGGCATGTTGATGCTAGAGGAGACCAACAAAAGGACGCTACAAGGTCTGGTTGGACTCCACATGGAGAAAAACATCACCATCGATGAAGACTGTGCAGGAGAACCCGAAGTCGTTGAAGCCTATGACAGCCTGCTAGGTGGTAACCCTGTTTATCTGTTTGATCACTTTGGGTCTACTGCTGTTGACACCATTGTTAACAGAATTCAATACATGGTTAAAGGCATGGGCTGCAAGCATATCTTTTTAGACCATGTGAGTATTTTGGTCAGCGGCTTAACTGGACAAGTGACGGACGAACGTAGGCTGATCGATCAGATAATGACTACTCTTAGAAAGCTAGTGCAGGAGTTAGACATATGTTTATTCCTTGTGAGCCACCTAAAGCGTCCAGAAGGTAACAAAGGCCATGAAAATGGTGCAAAGGTTCAACTATCGCAACTCCGTGGAAGCCACGCATTGGCGCAACTCGCAGACTTTTGTATTGGCTTACAAGTCAACGAAGAAGACCCAAGCGATGACACCCGCGAAATAGTGTTACTCAAGAATAGGTTCACTGGCGAAGTAGGCCAAGCCGACACTCTGCAATACAACCGCACCACCGGAAGACTCTTAGAAGTCAATTCGATAGAACGCTTCTAAAACACACTAAAACGAAAAAACAAAGGAGAGACAAAATGTCTTCAACAGAGCAAACTCGTCTTGAAAAAGACTTTCAAAAGTTTCACTCAAAGAACCCTGCCGTATGGCTAGAATTTAAACGCTATACGTTTGAGTCCATTGAGTCAGGTAAACAGCACTATTCAGCCGCCTTAATAATCCAAAAGATAAGGTGGGATTCAACCATCAATACCAGTAAGACTAATGCGTTTAAAATACCCAACGCAACAGCAGCTTATTACGCCAGATTATTTCATAAGTCTTTCCCTGCCTACAAAGGCTTCTTTAAAACTTTTGAGTTTGAAAGTTACAGCGGTGAGCAGGTACTTGAAGTACGCCAAGCCGAGTTTGCGCTGTGAGCCGCTTAGTGTTCGATATTGAAACGAACGGCTTATTACCGCAACTTACAACCATCCACTGTATCGCTATCCGTGACTTAGATGAATGTGATCGCAGGGTTAACTCAATGAAGACGTATCGACCAACTGAGATCGAAGATGCTTTGGATCGCCTAGAGTGTGCGGATGAAATCATTGGGCATAATGTGATTGGCTTTGATATTCCTGCGATACAAAAGCTATTCCCCGATTGGAAGCCAAAGGGCAAGGTGACCGACACACTCGTACTCTCTCGCTTAATTAAAGCTGACCTACTTACAGATGACTCTATGCGTGTAAAGCACCCAGAAGGCTTTTTGAAACGCTTTTATGGCTCTCACAGTTTAAAAGCGTGGGGTATGAGAATGGGTAACTTAAAGGGTGATTATGATGGCGGCTGGGATACGTTCAACGAAGACATGCTTCTCTATATGGTTCAAGACGTAAACGTCACCTGTGATCTGCTTAAACTGCTATGCCTGGATAACGACTTCTCTGAAAGATGTATCGAGTTAGAACATGATCTGGCCGAAGTGTGTTTCAGGATAGGTAACAATGGCTGGACGTTTGATGGCGAGAAGGCTGCTGCGCTATACGCAACACTTTGTCAAAGACGGCTTGATCTAGAAATAGATTTAGCAACTCTATTTGAGCCGTGGGAGATTCGCACACCATTTACTCCAAAGGTCAACAACAAGTCCCGTGGCTACGAGAAAGGTGTGACGATAGATAAGGTAGTGGAAGTCCACTTCAACCCTAACTCTCGCAAGCACATTGCCCGATGTCTTATTGAAAAATACAACTGGAAGCCAAAAGTTTTTACTCCTAGTGGTGACGCGAAGATTGATGAAGATGTACTTATTGCGATGTCTTACCCAGAAGCTAAAAAACTTGCAGAAGCATTTCTAGTACAGAAGCGTATCGCAATGCTGTCGGAAGGCAATGCCGCTTGGATGAAGCTGGTCGATGGTGACGGTAAGATCAGGCATAACTTAATTTCTGGAGGCACAATCTCAGGCCGCGCAAGTTGTCGGTCACCGAATCTTCAGCAAATTCCCAGTACTCGCTCAGTCTACGGACAAGAGTGCAGAGAGTTATTTACTGTGCCTAAAGGTTGGCTGTTGGTCGGCAGTGATCTCTCCGGTTTGGAATTACGCTGTCTGGCTAATGTATTAGAAGATGGAGGTGAGTACGCCAAGCAGATTTTAGAGTCGGACATTCACACCTTTAATCAAGAGGCTGCTGGGTTAGTAACACGCGACCAAGCAAAGACATTTATTTACGCCCTAATGTATGGCGGGGGTGATTCGATGATCGGAAAAATCGTAGGCGGCACTGCAAAAGACGGTAAGCGCCTAAAGGGTGACTTTGATAAGAACGTGCCAGCCTTTAAGAGGCTCAAAGCAGAACTAAAATCGGCCTTCAAACAAAAAGGCTGGCTGCGAGGCATTGATGGGCGAAAGCTATTTGTACGCTCAGAACACCGATGTCTCTCTCAGCTACTTCAGTCGAGCGGCGCAATTTTGTGCAAAGAATGGGTCAGGTTAATTGACCAACAAATAAACACGCAAGGGCTAGACGCTTACATCATGGGCTGGGTTCACGATGAGGTTCAGATCGCTTGTAAAAATAAAGAGGTAGCAGAGAATGTCGGTAATATCGCTAGAAGAACTGCGCTTGCGGCGGGAGAAGCGTTTGGCTTCTCAATCCCAATCGAAGCAGAATTCAACATCGGGAAAACATGGGCAGATACGCACTAACTTTGAACTGCGACAAATCAGCGAGACAGACACCCATCATTTGATCTCGTTTTTCCTTGTCCTAGATCGCTCCTGGCGATCACCATTCAAACTTAAATCCAACTTTGCGCGACATGCCGCTATTTACGTAGCGACTAGCGCAAGTCTTGGATATATAACAAATCAAGTTGACCATGAGACTTTTGGTTCGACTTGGAATATCAGTCCTGCGGGAGCAGACTTTTTGGGAGAATTAGATGAAATACTTACAGACATTACGGGTCAACTCAAGCCCGACCCTACTGATTGATGCTGACTTATTTTTGTTCAGGGCAGCGGTGGTGGCCGAAGAGGAAACGGATTGGGGCGATGACATTTGGTCGCTTGCGACAGATTTAAAAGTTGCAAAGCAAATATTCACAGATCAGATGAACAGCTTCAAAACGCGATTAGATACCGATCAGATTTTGATGTGCATTTCATCAAAGACTAACTTCCGCAAAACTGTATTAGAAACATATAAGAGCAACCGCAAAAAGTCTAGAAAGCCTGTCGGTTACAAAGCATTAGTCGAATGGGTCGAGGCAACTTACCCAAGTCACACTCAAGAAGGGTTGGAAGCCGATGACATTATGGGCATCTTAGGTAGCTGTCCAGACATCGACACTGTGATTGTTAGTGACGATAAAGACATGAAGACCATCCCTTGCAAACTCTATCGACCAAATGACGGTGATCTATTAGATGTGAGCGTTGCGGATGCTGATACCAATTTCTATACGCAGACATTGACAGGTGACACCACCGATGGTTTCTCAGGCTGTCCCAAAGTGGGCGCAGTCACTGCGGCTAAGATTCTAGGTAGCCGCCCTGATTGGTCTTTAGTAGAGGGTGCATTTAGCAAAGCTGGTCTGAGTCGTGAAGACGCAATCGCCCAGGCGCAACTTGCACGAATCCTTCGCTTTCAAGATTGGGATGCGACCAGCGAAACCATAAAACTATGGAGGCCAAAGTGATGTCCATTTTAATTACGAAGATGTCACCGCTGTCTGGCTTGGAAAATACGTTAGAGATCGATTGTGATGTCATTGATTACGCGCTGTGGATTC